GATGTATACCATTCGTAAGCGTTATCAAACGCTGAAGCTGACATTGCGTCTTGCTCTGAGTGTGGGTCATCAATAATCAAGAGGTCCGCACCACGGCCCGTGATTGCACCGCCAACACCAGCTGCAAAATACTCTCCACCTTGTGCAGTTTCCCAACGTCCAGCAGCTTGACTGTCTTCTCTAAGCGTTGTATCAAAAATTTTTTTATAATCTTCACTATCAATTAGTGTTTTTGCTTTACGACCAAACCTAACTGCAAGTTCACCTGTGTGAGTTGCTTGTATAATCTTTAATTTTGGATTACGGCCCACCATCCAAGCCGGAAGTAAGTATGAAGCAAACTCAGATTTCGTGTGTCTTGGGGGCATGTTTACAATTAGACGTGTAATTTTTCCTGTAGCAAGGTCATTGAACTTTTGTGCTATGACTCTGTGGTGTGCACCTTCTATAAACTCGGGCCACACAGCTTTGACAAAGGACATAAAATCATTTTTAGCACGATTTTTAATTTTTTTTTCAGCTACCATTACTTGTAACTGCAAAAGTTCTTTTCTAACGTCAGCTGGTAATTTACTTATATCTATATTATTTAAATTCATAAAAATTTTTATAAAATTTTTTGCACCATCTTAGGTGTTCAATAAGTTTTTTACCACCATTAACTGTCTAAATCAAGCAATACAACCTAAAGTAGTGGGACCCCTTTTTTATTTAAGGGGGATTGCTTATATCGTTGCAAAGTTTATTGGGTTTGTATGTGGTACCTCTATTGATATGTAATATGTGGGAGCCGTGGCCCGTTAGGGCCACGGCTAGATGACTAGTCTAACAGAACCATGTATGCATCAGCATTGTGTTGTCTGAAATAGTTTATATCTTTACGTACTTTGTCCCAAAGCTTTGACGTACCGTCAACGCCTGCTGCTTTGTCCTCTAGTGTAGCTGCTAACTCATTGATAAATATTCTATCATGAATGATAGACTCTTCCTTGGTTAACATAATAGACTCTCCACTAAATCTATTCTTACGTTCTTCTGTTTTTTCAATCATTGCTATTTGCTCATCGCTAATAGGAATAAAGTTTTTTGTTTGTTTAGTCATATATACCTTTCTGTTATAGGATTATCCTAGTCTATTTCGGTCCTGTTGTCAACCCTTTCAATTCGATATTGTCCACCCCATCTGTCCTCGTTACTTACCCTGTGATATCCTTGGGTTTCTCGTCTGTGTCTGATAAACTCTATCGGTCGACCTTGTTCAATGTTGGTCATGTTCAATGATAACCAACTAAATTTACATGATTGACTACAGAAATATTTATCTGAGTCTGGTACTTGCCAACCATATTGATTTGGACCTTGGTCCATGTCACAGTATGCATAACGACCACGAATAACTCCTCTTGATTTTAGAAATCTATCTGTTGTAACTTGTTCATGACAATGTGGTCCTTGACAAAAATGTTTATTAGGCATTTTTAATACCTCACTTTCCAACTGCCTTTGGCAGTTCTATATCCATCTGCGTCCATGTCAAAATATGTTATTAATTTTGCACCCATTTTAGAAGTCCAATATCTGCACTTCTCGTCCCATTTGCCTTGTCTTGTTATGTGTTTTTTATCCTTATTAGAATAATAAGTGATTTTAAATTGTGTGTTGTTTTCCATTATATATCTTTCTGTTATGGGACAATCCTATATGATTATCCCATAAGTGTCAATAGTTAATTTAGACTTTCTTCATATTTTTTTCTAGCTAATATCTTCGCCTCTCTTGTGTTATTTAATTGTTTGTTTTTCATGCCTTTAATCATACTTGCAAGATTGCTTGGATTATAGATAGTTAAGCCTGTTGAGTTAGTTCTAATTAATTCTGCCTCATCAACTTGAATACCTAACTCGGTAGCCAACTCAATACCCTCACTCAAATACCTATATGCTTTTAATCCAATTTTTAATTGATCGCATTGTTTCATAATTGTATCAATCCATGTTTGGTGTTTCGTGACTAGATTACCTTTTGCAATTCGCCATTCCTCAAATTTAGAATACTCATCTTTAGTACAAGCTATTGCTCTTGACCTACAATAAGAAGTTCCAATTACATCAAGAAAGTATGGTTGATTAAAATCTCTTGCCATACCCATATCATCACTTGGACTACTAGAATAAACATTACTACCAACATTACCTAGTGCTTTCATACACTCGTCAACGTGTTTAGTCTTGTGTGGGTTTTCATTTTTGCCCTCTTGTTGTGCAAAAATATCTGGGTTGCAATCTTTTGCTTTTAGTTCTTCTCTAAAATATGCAAACGCAAATTTTTTGCCGTCGTAATCGTGATACTCACTTCCGTCTAAATTACCAAATAGACCAAAATCAAAGTGTGATTTAGTTTCTATTGGTTTTTGTTCTTCTTCATCAATATCTTCATTGTGTGCAAAGTAAAAGCATTTATCTTTTGCTACAACATCACAAGGGTTGCCGTATTTATTTTTAAAATGTCTTAATGTTGCAACATCTTCTGGTGGATATGCTCTTTCAACAACATCTGTTGCGAGTTGTTTTGCTATTGCATATTGCTCATCAACTTCTTCTCTTGCTTTAAGAAATGCCTCACGTTCTTGCGTGTCCTCATTCTCAAATGTATGTTTTATTTTATTAAAGAGTTTGTTTCTTAACTCGGTGTTCATTCTTATTTTAGTCATTGTACCTTTCTGGTTATTATTTTTATTTTGCATAAAGTTTAAATATCACTTGACAATAGGATAGTCAAGCATTATAAGTGATTTATGTTTTTTATACTGATTAGGTGATATAAAAAAAGTAAATGCAGGGCATACCCTAATAATTGCCCTGCACTGATCCCTGATTCATTAGGTAACTTGTGTTTAAACAAAGTCGACTGCCTGATGAATCTGGGATCAGTCATTAATGACTGTGGAGATAAACACTATAACAGGGTGAGTGCGTAAGGGATCCCCGAATGTTGACTGAAATGGACTGCGTCAACCTCCCCCGTAGCATAGTGACTGATCATTATTTGCTGGACCAATGCTTCCAGGCGTTGTCGATATACAGAAGCTGGAAGTGAGAAGACAACGTTGCGTGATTGGTCCTGCTAATAATTATTTGCTGGACACAGCAACCTCAGACTAGGGGCGCCCTAAGTCGTATGAGCACGCAAGTCTCGACAAGGTTGTTTATAGCTTAATGCTGTGTCCTGCTAATAATTATTTGCTGGACCCAGAGGGTGTACTAATTCCGGACAGCCTGGGTCCTGCTAATAATTGCCAGTTTAGAATGATTCTAAAAATCATTCTAAAGAAGAAAGTAAAAAGCCTCAAGCAGCAAGCTTCAAGCTTGACAATGGTTACTGGATAGTATAGGATGTATTTAGAAAGGAATAATTATGGATAGAGATAATTTAAAATATACAAATGTTGTGCTGGAAAGAATAGCGGCAGCATTAGAAGAAACGCTTCGACTAGTAAAAGAAGATCAAGAAAGATCTAGAAAATATATGGAGGACAGAAAAGATGAAGAGTAAAATGACCGCTCAAGAATTATCAACTTTAATGATTAATAAAATTACTTTTATTACAACGGACAAACAGGGCAAAGAAAAAAAATGGACGACGTCACCTGACGTCGACCACTCTTCGCTGTGTGATGGCTGGGACGTAGAAGACTTTGAAAGAGATCATGAGTAGGCGCCCCGGATTTCAAAGACAGAAAATTTTAGTGCACCACTGGCGCTGGCTCGAGGCCAACGGCTACAAGCGGCAAGCCTCAAGCTGCAAGCAACAAGCCGCAAGCTTGACAAGACAGAATTACAATGTTATAGGAATATATAGGAGAAAGAATTATGAAAGTTAAAGACGCAAAAGAAATTACTGGAAGCTTGACCCGTACAAGCAAAATGCCTGGTCTCAGTTACAGCCTGCCAGCGTGGGAGTGTAAGACAGGCAGCAAGCTCAGGAAGGTTAAGGGCTCTGTATGTGCCAGCTGTTATGCGCTCAAGGGTAATTATACAAGATACAAAGCAATTAAGGCAGCGCAATATGTAAGATTAAAATCATTACAAGACAGCCGCTGGATCGAAGCAATGACAACTCAGGTTAAACGATCAACTTATTTTAGATGGCATGACGCCGGCGACGTGCAGGATCTGGACCATCTAAACAAAATTTATGAAGTATGCAGGCAGACGCCTGACACTAAGCACTGGATGCCAACCCGTGAAGCGTGGATCAAGGACCACCTGGCCAGCAAGCCTGACAATCTTGTTATCAGGTTCTCACCTCCAATGATTGGCCAGCGCAACGACACGTGGCCCAACTCTTCCATGGTTGTGGAGAAGGACGCGACATGCCCAGCCCCATCTCAGGGCGGCAAATGTGGCAGCTGTAGACAATGTTGGGATCCTGCTGTAAAAGTAGTTTCATATGGTAAACACTAATGTTTAGACATCCAAAATATTATAAAGAATTACGCAAGCGTAATAAATCTGATCAGGTCATTAGCGAGACTAAGCCGACGGGCGATGGAGAGCGTGCACCTGGTCAGGGCCTCAAGCTGTCTGATTCCACGATGGTTAAGCAAAGAGCTTCAAGCTCTACCAGCAGGGATCAGAAGCAACAAGCTTCAAGCGCCAAGCAGCAAGCAGCAAGCGAATCTAAACCAGAACCTAGTTCAGGTTCTCAAGCATCAAGCGACAAGCGGTAAAGCCACAAGCACAGGGATCAAGCGTCAAGCCACAAGCAGCAAGCTCCGTGATTCTTGAACCACGGAACAAGAAAACTGAAGAAGTTTTCTTGGGTAAAGGACCAAGGGCCTTTACCATGATAAATGTGTTCTTCGGATGACGTTTATGGAAGGCAATTTGATGTGGTGAAAAACGAATTTTTTTACTTTTCGTTACCTTGAGTTCTATAGTGCAAAAGTGCCCAGAAGTATTACAGACCAATAAATCAGGAGTACCAAGTAAGCTGGAATTCTCCAGTCGAATAAGCGAAAACTCCTTAAAATTTCTTTTGATTTGTTGATAAAATTTTGCCTCTGGACCCATGTCTTTATCGAGGTAATGACACCACGCATTACGCGCCCGGCGTACGCAATTTATCCGGTATAATTATATTAGTTGCTTCAGCTGTTTTCATTACAAGACGATGAGATTGGTGATTACCAACTGCTCCCAATATAGTTTGACTGTTTTCGTGTACTTCCATTTTTTTAATTTCATGTAGTTGTCCTCTTATTTCTACATAAATAACAGCATCACTAACAGCGTTACCTTGTCTTGTGCCTGACTTATTACTAGCGGTAAAAGTAGAAAGGAATTCTTGTAAATCTCTTACTCTCATTTGTTTTTATCCGCAAGTTCTTTTTTTAATTTTGTTATTTCATAGTTAAGTTCAGATATAATTCTGACCTGTTCTACTAACTTTACACTCAACTCATCTATAATTTTTTGAGCACCCTTAAATAGATTATCTGTTCTAATCCACTGAGATTCTTTTTGTTTATATTTCCAAATTTCAGCTTTGTGTTTATCAATTAAGAAAGCTAAATCTAAAGCACCTCTATCTTCTTTAGGTTCACTTGTAATCTTTGTTTCATTTTCGTGACTCATATCTTCTCCATATTCCTTTATATTTGTATATGTACGTTTATCTTTCATACCTTGACAATATAGGAGAGTTACCTTAAATTGTCAATATGGGAGTTCCTAAAAGATTAACAGAAATGCAAAAAAGATTTGCTGAATATTTAATATTTGGTGGACCTGATGGTCCAGTTTCAAAATCTGAAGCAGCTGAATTAGCAGGCTATTCCCCAAAAAGATCACGTGTTGAAGGCAGTGAGTTAACAAATCCTAGACTATCTCCATTGGTAGTGCAATACATAGGCAAACTACAAGACGAACGATTACAAAAACATGAAGTTAGTTATTCAAAACATATAGCTGAGTTAGATAGAATTAAACAAGCAGCTTTAAAGAAAGGGTCATTCTCTTCTGCAGTTAATGCGGAAGTAAGTAGAGGAAAAGCGGCAGGGCTATATATAGACAGAAAAATAATAAAAACAGGGAAATTAGAGGAGCTGTCAGAAGAACAACTAGAAGCAAAAATGAAACAAATTTTAGACGACTACGCACCTCTTTTGGATTTAAATACTGTGGAGGGAGAGTCACAAGACGTTAATGAATCCGAGTTATCTTTTTCACACAAGAAGTTGGAAAAACCGATCGCTCCGAAAAGTGAATAGAACCATCAGCTTCAACATCATAGCCAGCAAAAATTCTTACAGTCTCATCATCTTTACTAAATAACCAACCCTCACTTACAGGTGTAGCTAGTTTCATGTCCTTAAATTCTTTATCTGTACCCCAGCCGCCTTCAGTGATGATGTCAATCCAATCTATTCGTACACGTTTGTATGGAAACGGCACATGTTGTTTAACAGTCTTAGGTTTAGTGTAACTGTTTATTCTTCTAGATTTTTTCTTGGATTTCATTTCTATATATGTATCTAAAAAAAATCAGTTTTTCCAGTTTTTTGTATCGCGCGCGCATAGGCAAACTGAAATATTGCTCTAGGTGACACTATTTTCTGTCACATGACACTTTTTTTTATCAAAAAGTGTCTACCCTAAAGTCATATATACCAACACTTCTAGACCAAAGTGACAAAAAGACACTTTTTTTTCAAACATTTTATTTTTTTTTTTTATTTTTTTTACCATACATATACACTGTCATTATGGTGTGCCTTATTTACAACACATTGTTGCAAAAATGTTACAGTATAACTCCTTTTGCCTTTTTTTCGCCATACTTTTGCTCGTATATTGCCTCAATCTCAGTCATCAATTCAACAATATATTGTTCCTCTAACTTATCTACTTCTAACAATACCTTAGTTATGATATCTTTCTGCCGTTTTATTGCCTTATTCTTTGTCTGAATTAGGTCTATTCCCCATCTCGTTTGATCCGTCATACTTTCTATACTCCTCTATTAGTTTCTCTGATGGATGCCACACGTCAACCGCTGCATGACATTTAGGACATGATAAGTTACTAACTATATCATAATCCTCATTATCTTCCGTATCGTGGTCACCACCCCATATTAATTCATGTCCGCAGTGCCAACAATTCATTTAAAATCCTCCGCTTTCATTGGTGTTGTTCTTTCTTTTTCATCATGTATTAACTCATTATACATGTCAATTCTCTTTAATGCTTTGTGCTTCCAGGATCTAAGGCTTGCACCTTCTGTTTTGAATTCTTGATAATATAAGTCAGGCGTGCAGACCATGATAACTCCTTGTTCGATCTTGCTACCATAGACGTAGTCGTGGGCCATTGCGTACATGGCAATCTGTAAGTAATAGTCTTCGATCCATTCTTCTTTTTTCGGACGATTACTTTGTTTGAAGTCAACAATAGTTTCTTTGCCATTGTGTAAGCAAACCAAATCTGTTGAGCCCGCATATAAACCCGGGTAGTGTAGCATGACTTCAGAGCCATAATACTCTTCCACTGGCGCAAGACCAATCTCGATAATTTTGTCGGCCATGGGACGCGCCTCTTGTCCGATGCTTGTAAGATCAACGCAGCCAGTTCCGAGGATATAATGTTCCAGGAATTTGTGCATACATGTCCCCCGATTACTACTATGGTTTTTAATTCGCTCTGCTTCTTCTTCTCCAACTTTGGCCTTCCAGTCTTTTAAAAATTGTTTATTTTTGGTGGCTCCTAATATAGTAGTCACACTAGGAAGTCTAGAATTATCTATGTCATAAACCCTGGTCCCTGATCCGGGGTCCGTGAGCTGTTTTCCTCGTATATAGTTGTATTTATTACTCTTTTTTAACCCTTTAGGTTCTTTTCCAATGTTGTGGTATTCCTCTATGTCTTTATCATTCATCATAATTTATTTTTTAATTCTTTTAAATATTCTTCTATTTCAATATTATCAGACTGCATGTTAGCCTGTCTTTCTTTTTTATTCTTTAATGATTGTTTGTAAGATTCTTTTAACTCATCGTTTTCTTTCTTACCAAAAATTCTATTAAAATTTTTTCTATACAAATCATCAGATGGTCTACTTACACCATCCCACTGTCTACCTTTTTCCTTTTTTACCATTTTTTATTTTTTCTTTTATTATATCTTCAACGATACTATCGTATTTTTTATGTTTATCACTGTTGAGTAAATTTTTTACATAGTGTTGAGCTACCTTTGGTAAATTTAAAATTTTATTTTTTTTATCCATTACTCTAAACTCATAGCTTTTTTATATTCTTGTAAGTCTACAACTTTACCATTCATTACTTTACCTTGATAGTGTTCTATGACTTGTTGAATCTTAGGCAACTTAGTATGTGCCCAAGGCCAGATTAGGCAACACACATAATAAGCATCGCGAAATGTACAACGCCATCTGTACTGTTTTAAGTACGGCGTACCATCAACCCGTTTACCCTTACGCGGCTTGTCGGTTAAAGTACCACAACCTAACATCTCATGAACCCAAATCAAAACAGATTGATCTGTCATGGTGATCTCCATAGACAA